AATCTCCAATTTTGTTTTTAACAATATTCTTTGGAGGATCGACTTATCTTCTTTTGAGAGGTAAGAATAAAGGATGGGCATGGCCCAAAAGACCATAACGGATATACAATATGTCAAAGTCAAAACAAGAAAGTACTGGATTCAAAGAATTATTGAATTCCATGATGATGAGAAGATGGCTCATCACCGCAATCGTATTGATTACATTTTTTACCGTGATTACAGGAATTGTGGTTTCAATTCATATGAACGCAACAGTGGGACAAGAATGGAAAGAACTATTGTTGTTGATGTTAGGGGCGTTCATCGGTTCCTATGGTAAAATCATCGATTACTGGTTCAGTGATACTGATAAAGATAAAATGTTGGTTCAGAAAATGGACGAAGAAGATGGAGTAACTCTAAGCAACACTTTAAGTGATCCAAAACAAACAGAAGAAGAGATATGAAAAACATAATCTTATTGGTAATGACATCATTTTTGTCATTACCTTTGTTTGCTCAGACGGTTGGTTCAACAAAAACAGAGCAATACAAAGCATCATTTGAAACTGCTATCGACATCAGTCAATTTTTGGATTACGACGGGCCTCAGATTCCAATTCAAATTCTTAAAGCGGGTATTTCTGACGAAATGTATGAGATGTATCCTGAGTTGAAAGAAAAAAGAGTTGGACTCGGTGTTGCCAACATTTCGATGGAATACCTTGAAAATCTGAACAGATTCAAATTCACAGAGGATAAGACAGAAATTAAGAACCGAATGGTAAAACAATTTCAGGCATCTCAAGCGGGCATTTCTGAAAATCAATTGGACGGATTCGGAAAAATCAATTTGGCAGAATACTTTGTAACCATCGAATGTTACGACTACTCTATTTCTGAAGATGAAACTGTGAATCTCAAGGATGGAGTTAAAAATATGGTTGTGACAAGAATTGGTTTACAGGTTAGATTCACAAATGCTGAAACTGGTGTTGTATTTTCAGCTTCAGGTCTCGGAGAGGCAACTACAACAAGAGAATTAACCTTATTATCTGATGCAACTGTAGATGAAGTTAAATTCAATCAATCTACAATATCCATTGCAACCAAAAAAGCTTTGGACATCGCTTGTGCGAGAATTTTGGACAGAATGATTAAGAAAGGTATATTCACCAAATAATTTTTTCGAAACTGATGAAAATTGAAAGGTCTAAAAATACTAATATCACTATTATTTGTGATGTGTTTCATCAGCAAATCACAAGGGCAGGTAGTTACTCAAACCTACTTAGACCCTTGTGATTTTAAGACCTACACTGTCACAATACCCATTCAGAATAATCAGGGTGTTGTTGTGATAGTGAGAAACAAAAGTAAGGTTTTCACATACAATCAATTTGCCAATGGTGAGGTGACAAAATGGGTTCAAGATATTTTTTCAACCCCCTGTCCCGCTTCCACAGTTGTTACACAGACCGTAGCCCAAGCCGTTACTCAAGCCGCAACTTCAGCTGCATCATCCACAGCCTCATCGACAGCATCAGCTGCGGCTTCATCAGCCGCTGCATCCTCCACACCAGCACCAACATCCACTTCAAGTTCTACATCAAGTTCAACTTCATCATCGAGTGAAACAAGTTCGTCAAGTAGTTCAGGTGAATCGAGTTCAAGTGAGTCAAGTTCAAGTGAAGAAAGTTCCGATGGAGGTTCTGAAGAAAGTTCAGATTCCGAAGAAGGTGGAGGCGATTCTGAAGAAGATGATGGAGGTGGAAAAAAGAAAGCTGCACCGATGAATCCGATGCTTGTCGCTTCTGACCTCACAACCGCACAAGGACCAGATCTAAAATATAGTGTCATTGCTTCATTTGGGATTAGTCAATCCTCTCTAATGGGAAATGAAAGTTGGGGGGCAAACGCAATGGTATGGAGTTCCTTAGACCAATTTGCGGTAGGCGGAGGTTATACCAAAATGGATTATCAGAATGGAAAACTTGATAAGATACATTCTTATTCAGTTACGGGAGCATACCTCACAGGAAACTATATGGGTCTTGTAAGTTACACTCACATCAGACCAAACCCCAAACTTGGAACCTATGGATACAACGTGGGTTTGATAAATCTTTTCTTAAAAGAAACTGACATCAATTCCGAAACCAACAGAACAAGAAATATCTACAAACAATCCCTATCAGCTTCGATGGTGGTTTTTTGGACAAAGCCATACATCATCAATCCAAAATTGACCTTATCCCCACAGGTATTCTTGATGAATTCACCAATTTCTTGGAACTCTGTGAGCAAAGAAACAACCGTGAATAGACAATTCACATTCTTGGTTGGTTCATCAGTGGATTATAAACTATCGAAAAGATTCAATTTAAGTTTTAACTATCGAGCATCAGGAGTATCCAATTTCTCAACTCCAATCCTCAATAACTTCTTGATTGGATCTAGATTTATCCTTTAACAATATGAAAAAAATATTTGATATAAGACACATAATAATTCTCATAATGGTGGGAGCAATTATATTCCTACAATTCTTCGTTCCCCCAACCATAGAAATAGAAGAGAAGTTAATTTATGACACAATACCTCAAGAAGTTCTATACGAAGTGGAGGTTGAAGTTCCATATGAGGTCGAGGTTGAAAAAATTGTTGAAGTACCCGCACCCAACCCACTTGTTGACACAACGTTTATTGTGAAAAAATTTAACATGAAACAATTTCAAACCGATACACTAATATTGAATAATAACTTGGGGGTTGTATACTTATTTGACAGCATTTCAAATAATCAGGTTGTTAATAGAAAGTTTGTTGCCAACATCAAACCAAAAGTTGTTCGGGAACCTACACCTGAACCACCAAAGGTTAGAAATCAAGTGTATTTTGGTTTGGGAGGGTCATATAGCAATCAAGATTGGGTTAATTCACTCGGAACGAACATATTGTTGAGAACCAAAGATGATAAAATATTTCAAATTGGAGCTGGAGTTGCCAATAGAACTTCAGATGGAATCACTGGAGAATTTATCCCTTATGTAAATGCTGGAGTATATTGGAAAATAAGAATTAGAAAGGATTGAAGTATTTATAATAAAAATATCACTATGAATTTACGAGAACTCATAAAGGAAACATTGGAAGAACATCTTAATAAATCTTTAATTGTAAAAGAAGAAGTTGAAGTGTCGGATGCTCTAAAATATCACATCGATAATGAATTAACTCTTACGAATAACATTTTTCGAGTTTATTCAGAAAGTTATTTCGAGTTAGTAAATGAAGTTAGAAGATTATGGGAAAATGGAAAAATTAAACTCAATGAAGAGGACACCCTAATGGTTGAATCGGACTTAGGTAAAAAAATAATGGTCAAAGGAAACTTGATTTATCTTGATGCTCCATTCATCATGGAAGAAGAAGATGAGGATGAAGTATTGGAAGAGGCAAAACACAGAGGAAAAAATGTAAAATTGAACAAGCCATTCAGAACTTCGGGTGGGCCAAAGAAATTTGCGGTTTATGTCAAATCTAAAAGTGGGGGAATCAAAAAAGTTTCATTTGGTGACCCTAATTTAAGAGTAAGAAATAAAAATAAAGGTGCAGCTAAATCATTCAGAGCAAGACATAAATGTGACCAAAAGAAAGACAGAACCACTGCAGGATATTGGAGTTGTAATGTTGGTCGTTATGCTAAACAACTTGGTTTATCTTCATCAAACTCTTGGTAATGGATTTTCCTTTTGAACAAATAGAAGTTGATAATAAAAAAATCAGGACTTTCAATCCTGATGTTGAAGAGGAAGAATTAAAGTGGCATCAAGACCTTAGGGACAGAAATGTTACTATTGTAGAAGATGGTGGATGGTCATTTCAAATGGAAAATGAACTGCCAGTCAAATTGTCTCGGGCCAGTCAAATTCATATTCCGAAATTTGTTTGGCACAGAGTCATAAAAGGATCGGCCCAACTTGTTGTAGAAATCGAAGAATTGTAAAGCATGGAACCATCAAGTCGTTTATGGAGTAGTATTAACAGAT